GAGGAAGTTAAAGAAGAATTACTTAAGGAAATAAATGATAGGGAATTTTCAGAAAGAGTGGGGGTTCATTGTTCAGATTTGATTTATTGCCTGAATAAACAGGTGCTAAGGAAAGCTCTTCCTCTGCCTCCACAAGAACATTCTATACTTCTTTTTTCTTTGGGTTGGTCTACTCAGCGGTGGTTAACTGGTAAGGATAAGGATGAAGAACCCGTAGAAGTTGATGGCATTTTAGTTACTAAGGATGCCCTTAGAGAAGGTATTCCCTGGGAACTGAAAGCAACATTCAAAAGTTCAACTAAGGTTATTGAAGAAGAAGATTCATGGCTTGCTCAGATTAAAGCTCAATGCTACACGATGGATGTTCTTGAGGCATATCTTTCGAGGGTAGAAATTATGGGTAATTGGAAATCTATTTTTGGAAAGAAGGAAGAAAAAGATTTGCCTGAAAATAGGAAACCTACCCTAAGTGTCTTTAAACTTATCTTTACAAAAGAAGAACTTGAAGATAATTGGAATTGGCTTCTGAGTAGAAAGAAACTATACTTAAAATTGTTAGCGGATTTTAAGAAGAATAACGTTCTTCTGCCAGCTGCTTTATCTTTGCCCATTAACCATGCCTGGGAATGTGGCTATTGCCCAAATGAATATAGAAAAATTTGTTTTGGAGAATAAGAATATGAATGAAGATAACATACCGAATATATTGGTATCAATAAGCAGCCCACCAAAAACCGGAAAGACTTATCTAGCTATGACTTTTCCAGAACCAATAAAACTATATAGCTTTGATCAGGGGGCAGACATAGTTAAGAAGCTAAAATTTAAGGAAAAGAAAATAGACATTGAAAACTTTTATCTGCCTATAATTGAAGAGGAAAATCCAGAACCGTGGGCAACAGAATTCTGGGAAGCTTTTTATAAATCTTACAAGAAAGATGTTGAAGGAAAGGAATATAAGACTCTTATTATTGATCCGGCTACATCTATTGAAACTATCCTGAGACAAGCTTTGTTGGAAGATAAGCAAGAGAGCAAGCCAAATAAAACTAAACTTGGGACAACAGAGTATCTAGGAAGAAATTTAAAGATGGGGGCAATATTCAGCAGGGCGAGGCAATCGGAGAAAAATCTTGTTGTTATTCAGTATCTTAAGGATGAATGGCAAAAAAATGGAAAGGGAGAAGCCGAGCCTACTGGAAACAAAGTTATCGATGGATGGAATCAGACGGAAGGGCAGGTAGATATTGTCCTGACGATGGGCAAGAAAAAGAAAGGTGATAAGACGGTAATGATAACTACGGTTAAGGATAACAGATTTAATCGGGATTTAGAGGGAAGGACATTTGAGGATACTACTTATGATGAACTTACAATATTAACCTTTCCCGATTAAAAAGAGTAAGAGGTAGATAGTGGATAGTCTAGAACAAATTGAAAAGGATATACTAAATTGTTCTTTATGCGAACTCAGGGCAGGGGCTACAAATCCTGTCCCTGGGTTTGGTAACTTGGGGGCAAAGTACTTTATCATCGGGGAAGCTCCTGGGAAGGAAGAGGATAATTGTGGCTTGCCCTTCATTGGTTTAGCTGGATTAAAATTAAAGAAACTTCTTGAACTAGCAAAGATAAGTATGAATGATGTCTATATATCTAATGTCTGTAGATGTAGACTTCCAAGTAAAAAAACTCCAAAGAAAAAAGAAATTAAACGCTGTGAAGAATTTCTTAGGAGGGAGCTTGCCCTTCAAACAAACTTGACTTCTATCATTGTCGTTGGGGCAACACCTGCAAATCTCTTTACGGATCAAGGCATTGCCCAGCTACACGGGACACAAATGGAAGTAGATTATTGTGGGAAGGAATATAATGTTATCTTCCAGTATCATCCTTCTGCGGCTGTGCATAATCCCCGATTGTGGGCAGATATCCTCGGAGATTGGGAACATTTTCCGACTAAGGTAGATGCAAATTTTCTGATTAATGAGAAGTTGCCCGTTAGCATAAAGGATAACTTAATGGCACTGGATACAGAGACAGATGGAAAAGGAGGCATAGGAAGATGGAGTGTAGCATATCGGGATGAACAAGAGAAACTTTGCGTAACTTCTTATTATGGGGCAAAGAAGGGCATGTCTTTTCCTCAGGAAGTTATCTTTCATTATGCGAAGTATGATTTGAGGGAACTGAAAGAAAATAAAATGGAAGTGCCCGAAAAATATCATGATACTCTTATCGCTGCGTATTGTCTTGGTTTGGGAAAACAACTTCCAAAAGAACTTCAGAAGACTGGATCGGATATGGCTGGAGGTCTTGGGCTGAAGTATCTTATTCGCAGACATTTAGGCATGAAGCAAACTACCTGGAAACATGTTGCGGATCATCCTGAAGAACAAGAAGAATATAATGCGAAGGATTCTGTTGGAACTTATCTGCTATTCGAGAAGTGGAAACAGGATTTGCCTAAGTTTTATTATGATATAGATATGCCCTTGTTAGAAGTATTGATGTCAATGGAAGATAGGGGTATAGAGATAGACCCAGAATACTTGTCGGAATTTGCTGGGGAACTTGATATAAAACTAGGCACTTATACTTTTCCGTTTAATCCAAATAGTCCAAAGCAAATTGGAGAATATCTTTATGGGACACTTAAGATAAAGCCATGGAAATTTACCACTACTAATCAACCTTCTACTGATATAGAGGTTCTAGAACAGATAGGAGACCCTACTATAAAGAAAGTCCTTGAGTATAAGAGTTTGTTTAAAGAGAAAGCTACTTACATAGAGAATTATCAGAGGGGCATGGATTTTAATAATCGGATACACTGCACCTTTAATCAGACTTCTACTTCTACTGGCAGGCTCCCTTGCTCTAAGCCTAATTTACAGAATGTGTTCAAGCGTGGGGAAAGAGTTAAGATAAGAAAACTCTTTAAAGCAAAAGAAGGGCATAAGATAGTTCGGATGGACTATGAGCAGTTAGATTTTAAGGCTCTTGCGGCTATTACGCAGGATCAATATTTGATTGATGCTTTAAATTCAGGGAAGAAAGTTCATAGTATTACGGCGGAAGATATGGATTTGCCTTATGATGTAGCTAAGACAGTTAACTTTGGAGTTATGTTTAAGGAAGAACCCTGGACATTAGCTAGAGATTTGCATATAACTATTGATGAAGCTAGAAGATTTTTTGCTCGATACTTCAAGAAATACCCGAACATTAAAAAATATCAGGATGAACAAGAAGAACGGGTTAAAGAAACTAAGTGTGCGATTATCCCATTTACTGGAAGATTTCATCGGATAGATGCTATGTATGTTGATCAAGCGCTTATCAGAAAAGAAGGGGTTAAAGAAGGAATTAATTTTCCGGTTCAGGGTACGGAAGCTGAAGTAGTTAAAATTGGAATGATAGACTTGCATTATAAGCATAGTTTACCGATGCTTCTCCAAGTCCATGATGAACTTCTTTTTGAAATTGAGGCGAGTCAGGCTGATGCTTTTAGTCATTGGCTTAAGGAATATATTCCGACTATTGTGGAGATAGGTGGTGTTAAATTTACCGTATCGGTAGGTTATGGGGATAATTGGTATGAAGCAATGAAGAATGAGTTTTAAGGAGAATTAAAATTGAGTGGATTAAAACCTATTGGGGCAGAGCTAGAACTCTTTTCGAAAGAATGGAAGGAAAGCAATGCTGAAGGAAAATTTAAGTTGGTGAAAAAATATGAGACAACTTATAAAAATGCTAGTAAATGGGCATCTAAAAAGAAAGAAGAAGTAAGTGAGAAGAATACCCTAACTAAACCACTTACCTTAAAGGTTACTAAAGATCAGCAGATTATTGCAGTTATTGGGGATACTCATAATCCGTATCAAGATAAAAAAGTTATTAGTTTAGTTACTAATTTCCTCGGAGAACTTCAACCGGATGTATTGATAATGAACGGGGACATGAATGATTTTTATCAGGTGTCTGTATTCTCTAAGGATATCAAACGTATGGGGCATATGCAGGAAGACATTAATAGCACAAAAGAATTTTTTGCTGAGATGAATAAGGTTATGCCCAACACAAAGAAAATTCTTATTGAGGGCACGCATGAGTATAGATGGAATAAGTTTCTTCAGCATAGTTCTCCAGCTACCTCTGTGTTAGATTGCTTAAGTATTCCGGCTTTGTTTGAGTTAGGTAAATATGATATAGAGTATGTAGAATATGAGAGGGGACTTCTCATAAATGATATTTTTCTTGTTATTCATGGGGATATAGCTAGTAAACATTCTGGAGAAACTGCTAAAAATCAATACTTAAAAAATGGTGGGAATGGAATATGTAACCATACTCATAAAGGTGGGAGTTTTTTTAAGAGGGATAGGTTTGGTGTCTGGGGATGGTGGGAAAATTATTGCTTGTGTTCTCTTAATCCTGATTGGATACAAAATCCTAACTGGGTACAAGGGTTTAGTCTGGTTAATTTTACTTCAGAACAAAGGTTCTTTGTAGAGCAGATTCCTATTATTGGAAACAAATTTATGTATGGAGGAAAATTATGGAAATAATTCTACCTGTTCCTGGATGTATCAATTATGGTTGGTGCGCAGGAGATTGTTCTGAGTGCTGGAAATTGTACAAAAAAAGGAAGAAAGAAGAAGAATATGATAAAGACAAAAGATAAACCAAAAGAGGATATATACTGGCTTGATTCTGAACAATATGCTAAAGCTCTTTATCAACTTAGGGTTAATATATATAATATTCTGGACACAACTTTTAATATCTATGGTTTAGGGGCATACATTTCTGGCGCAACGGATGCTACTGTAAAATTGGCTGAAGATTTTGCCCTGAGATGTAGGGGGGCAGATAAACCTATTGGGGTAGAATATTCTGATCCTAAGGGTATGCGAAAAAAGTAAAGGTGATGCCCCAGTAGAGATACTAGGGGCGACACAGCCCCACGATTCTTGACGAACCTGAGAACACCAATAATATTTATTTCCTCTGCTAAGTAGTCCCAAATCAGTGGGGCGGGCAAAATTAAAATTAGGATGGAGAACATCAGAATATGAAAGTAGTTAAGCAAAGTCATGAAATTATAACAAAGATTAATAGAGAAGAAATCCTTAGGTTACTAGAACTTTTTGGCAGGACAGCTTATCAAAGTAAGAATAAGATAATATTGAACTCTGCATCAGTATTTGTTTCTAATCTTATTTTGAAGGGGCATGAATCTGTCCTGGAACATATCAGCTTAACGGTTAAGTTTATAACCGACAGGGGCATAGCCAATGAGTTAGTCCGGCATAGATTTTGTGCTTTTACTCAGGAGAGTACAAGATACTGCAATTATGCTAAAGGAGAAATGTGTTTTATTAAACCTGTTTATTGGGATTCTGTTAAAGATAGATATGAATGTCCTGTTGAAACTGCTTATCAAATGTGGGCAGATTCTATGGAAGAAGTTGAAAAAACTTATAATCTTCTAGTGAATAATTTAGAGTATTCTCCTCAAGAGGCGAGGGCAATTTTACCAAATTCACTGAAGACGGAAATAATTGTCACAACTAACTTAAGGGAATGGAGATACCTACTAAAATTGAGGACTGCTAAAGAAGCTCATCCGCAAATGAGAGATCTTATGAATCCTTTGCTGGAAGAATTAAGGGAACAGTTACCAGAAATATTCTTTATTTAGAAGGATAAGATTAACTTGGGATAGAGACTATCCCCAGATAACTCATTAGCCAGACAATGATAGAGCCTACAGTTGCTCCAACTCCGCTTCCGGTAAGAGTGCTAACTATAACAGGTTTATTGGATATGCTTTCTAAGAGAGTAATTCTCTTATCTAGTTTAGGCAATTCAGAATTAAGGGAGATAAGCTGCTTACCGTGCTCAAGTTGCTTGGAGCAAACTAAGGTATTCTGCTGGTAAATGTGCCAGCACAGCCAATCAACTTTCTGCTCGGTAGTTTTATTTTCCATATGAGTTTGAAAGTCTAACTCATTATTTATTTTAGAGGTGTCGGGCATTTTAATCTCCTTTAGCTGATTGTTATTTCTTCCAGCGTTAAATAATATAAGGTATCGAATCCTCGCTGACTTTCCGTAGATACGAGTTGCTTAAAGGGGGTTGCTGGAAGTAGCTTACCTGTTTTGGTATTGCCCCAAATGTCATAGAAAGTAAAGGGGTATTGTTGTGCCCGTGCTTCTTCTATAACTGTGTCTAGGGTAGCAGCATTTTCTTGCAGATAAACTCCCTGCTTATCTAGAATATTATCTCCAACACGTAAGACTATCTTATGGATAGTTCTGGTGTGAGGATATAAAACTGCCCTAAGGTCTAAGCTATGAAGTTTAGCTATTACTACAGCTATCCCAGGAGTATGAAAAAATTCTATTTTAAATTTAATGTGAGTAGAGATACACTTCACACCAGTTCCAACAATAGCTGGAATATAGGCAGTAGTTGATGGAGAAGTTTGGAAATTTCCTATAGTTGTCCAATCAGAATCTCCCCACTTTTTATAGTAAGCTATAAAGTAACGACTTGTTGCAGTTGATTCCATGTTTAAGGTTAACTTTAGGAAGGCTTTATTGTCTCCCTTAAAGTTAAGATGATACCAGGGAGTAGTAAAATAGCCACTTGCAGTAAAGGTTTTGTCTGGAAAACCTGTTACAGTTATATCATTATCTAGATAATAAATACCATTTAAGAAACCTAACCAAATACGTTCATCTACTATATTTTGGCAGGATAACTCATAGTAATCTCCGCCAAGATAAGCGAAAGGATGCCATATCCACTGAGTTCCATTTTCATTTGTCTCATATCTTCCAGCTAAGATAGTTGTGTGGGAAAGATAGTTAACAGAAATATAAAGATATTGGCTATCTCCAGTTATTCCGTTGATAGTTCCACAAAAGTTTGGAGAATTAGCAAAAAATTTTATTGGGCTTACCCAGGAGAAATTTCCACTATCATTTTCTAATAGATTGTTCCCACCGTAAACAGCATATGTTCTTCCCTCCCAGAGATAATTGATACTTCCTCCAGTAGAACTCTGAATAGTTGTGGTAACATCTTCCCAAATTTGAACTGCTCCGGTAGAATCGAGATAATATTCTCGATCTTCCTTAAAGATATTTAATGCCCCATTAAATGCCAGGAGACCAGTTATATTTGTAGTGGTTGAATCTACATAGGTAGCTGCTGCCCAGGCTGCTCCTCCATTTATTCCACTTGTATTTGAGCTAATTTGATTTGGGAGAACAACTTTCCAAAGGGTTTCTCCAACAGTTTCAAAGTAACGAGCATAGCAATCAGTTAATGTGGAGAAAGTTATAACGTTATCTGTGTCACAATAAGCGTAGGGACATGTAGCATCCTCGAAACCTATGAAGAGATAATCTCCAAAAACAGCTAAAGAAGATATTACAGAAGGAAGAGCTTCTATTGGGACAGAAGTTGAATCTGAACAGAAAAGATAACTTCCATTAGAGTAATATAGTTTATTGTTATAGCGAGTAAAGTTTTTAGTTATTCCGCTTGAGGCAGAAAAGAATTTTACATCGTCCACATAGATATTTCCAGATTGTCCGATTCCGGCTAGAGCTTCGATAGATAAAACTATTTTTGTAGCAGCTG